AAGCATCAATATTACTTACACCAACTGCATACAATGATGGTAGTATGTTAAGTATTAAGCCAGAGAACGGAGATGGGGATTTTGACTTTTCAAGAGGTTCTGCTGCAACTAGAGTTAATGCACAAGGCTTAGTTGAAAACGTACAGATACTATCCAGTAATTTGGTGCAGAATGGCGATTTTAGTGAGTTAGGTGCAGAGGAGGTTTCTAACGGCAGTTTTTCGCAGCAAGGTAGTGAACTTGTAACCAATGGGGATTTTGCAACTGATAGTGATTGGGGTAAAGCTGTAGGTACAACAATAAGTGATGGAAAACTAAATATAACCGCTAACTCAACAAACGATAGAACTTATCAAAATGTTGGAATGGTTCAAGGGAAAATATATAAATTAGTTTTTGAAGTATCAAATTATCAAAGTGGTAGTTTATTTATTTTATTTGGTGGTTCGAGTACTCCAAATATACCAAATATCACATCAAATGGAACATATACTTTTTATCAAGAATGTTTAGGTGCAAATGGGTTTTTTTACTTTGGCGGAAATTTATTTCAAGGCTCAATAGACAACGTTTCAGTAAAAGAAGTCGGACAAAATTGGGATTTACAAAGTGGTTGGAGTATTGGAGATGGAGAAGCAGTAACTGATGGAACTATAAACAAAGGTATAAGTCAAGAAGGTATTTTAACATCGGGAAAATTTTATAAAATATCTTTAGATGTAAATGTATCAAGTGGCTCGTTATCTTCAAGGTTAAGATTTTTTGATTCTAATTCTAGCGATACTACTATATCTAATATTACATCAAGTGGTACTTATACTTTTTACGCATCTGCAGATAAAACTGGCTTACAATTAATTAGCCTTTCTGATAATACTGCTGAATATACTGTAACAAACATCTCAGTTAAAGAAGTTGGGCAAGATTGGCAACTGGGAACTGATGTAGCTATTGGCGATAGTGTTGTTGAAATGAATAATTCAGCAGCTTTACAAGGGGCGATACAAACTAACGTAATAACAAGCGGAAATCTTTGCAAAGTAAGTTTTGAAGTTAAAAACTATGTAAATGGTATTGTAAATTTAAGACACCCTTTAAATGAAAATGTTTCAGCAAATGGGGTTTATACTTTTGAAGGTACTGCAAATGATACAAAGGTATTTATTAGAGGTGCTGATACAACAAATAATTTTGAAGTAACAAACATATCAGTTAAAGAAATAACAGACGATACAAACATACCAAGAATAGACTACACAGATGGTTGTGGAAGTTGGCTACTTGAACCACAGAGTACGAATTTGGTAACTTATTCAGAGGATTTTAGTAATTCAAGTTGGATAAAAATAGGTTCGCCAACTATAACACCTAACTACGGAACAAGTCCCGATGGTACTCAAAACTCAACAAGAATACAAGGAAGTAGCAGTTCATATGTATCAACTAATGCTATGACAGGAGCTATGAGTGGAGAAACGAGAAGTTTATATGTAAAAGCTACAAGTGGTAGTGGTAATATACAATTAACATCACATAATAGCAACACAAACAATGTATTTGCTATTGATGAAAATTGGCAAAAAGTACAAACAAACAGTTTAACTTCCGTGGGGGGAAGTAGTTGGTTTTATATTGATATGAGAGGTGCTTCAACAGATATTTATGATATAGAGGTATGGGCAGCTCAAGGAGAAGCATCATCCATAGCAACCTCATACATTCCAACCAACGGAGCAACAAACACTAGGCTAAAAGATATTGCAAACAATAGTGGGAACTCTAGTTTAATAAATAGCACAGAGGGTGTATTGTATGCAGAGATAAGTGCTTTAGCTGATGATGGGACAAATAGATATATTACGATAGATGATGGCTCTAATTGGTTAAATGGAGATATAGAATTAAGTTATGCAACAAATTCAAATAGAATAGAAGCAAGATATAGAAATGGAACATCAACAGAGGCTAGAATTACCTATACTTTATCAGACTCAACCATTTTTAATAAAATAGCTTTTAAATGGAAGCAAGATGATTTTGCTTTATGGGTTAATGGAGTTGAAGTTGGTACAGTTGCAGATGGAGATGTTATGACACCTAACATTTTCTCTAGATTACAATTTGAAAGGGATAATGCATCTAATTTCTACGGAAAAGCAAAAGCAGTAGCAGTATTCCCTATATTAACAGATGCAGAATTACAATCTTTAACAACACAATAAAATGCACATATACAAATTAGTTTTTGATACAGAACAACAAGGCAAACAAGTCTTAATAGATAACAACGTTTGGGAAGAAGTAACAATAGAAGGTGTTACATCTATGCAGTATATCAACGGAACAAAAGCAGTTGTTTATATTGGTAAAGTGGTAAAAACACAAGGTACTTATGACCCAGATGGTCACGAGATAACTCCTCCAATTTATTACGATGGTGTTGCTTATGATATAATGAGTACAGATGATTTAGACTTTGGAGATAATGAAGTTTATCCAGCTGACAATGCAGCACATCAATTCTATGGATATCCAAGAAATGCAGAAGTGCCTAAGCCTTAACTTAAATTTTTATTATGAAGAAAATAAGTAAAAATATTTCATACAAAGAAGCAACACATTCTAATTATGCTAAAAAATATAAGATAGCAAATAAGCCTGATGATCAACAGATAGAAAATATGAAGTTAGTTGCTGAAAAAGTTTTTCAACCATTAAGGGAATGGGCAGACCATCCTATTAAGGTAAATAGTTTTTTTAGATCTAAGAACTTAAATTCAGGAATAGGTGGCTCATCTGTTTCAAGTCATTTAACAGGTAATGCTATTGATATTACTACACTAGGTGAAAAGACTAACTTAGAATTATTTAACTACATAAAGGACAATTTAGATTTTGACCAATTAATTTGGGAGTTTGGATCACAAAACCCTAAGTGGATTCACGTTTCATTTAAAGAAAAAGATAATAGAAAGCAGGTTTTAAAAACTTTAAGAAAAGGAATTTATTATACTTTATAGATATGCCAATACCAAACAAAAAAATAGGAGAAAAGCAGAAAGATTATATGATGAGGTGTGTACCTCAACTTATGATTTACCACGATAAGTCAGAAGCTATTGCAATATGCTACAAATCTTTTCAGGGTAATATGGTTAATTTAGAAACCTATAACGATTATCCTGAATCAGCAAAGAACAATGCTAAAAAAGTATTAAAGTGGAGGGATAAATACGGAAGTGAGGTTAAGGGAATGACCAGAACAGGGTGGATTCGTGCAAACCAATTAGCAAAGGGAGAAAAAATAAGCAGGAAAACTATTGCTAGAATGTCAGCATTTCAAAGACATAAAAAAAATTCAGAAGTAAGTCCTGAAAACAAAAGCACACCTTGGAAAGACAATGGTTATGTTGCTTGGTTAGGATGGGGTGGAACATCAGGTATTAATTGGGCTTCTAAGAAGTTAAAATCAATAGATAAGAAATGATTTCAGATTACAAAACAATATTAATAAATTTAAGTAGCTTCGGCATATCAATGACCAATATAGATATAGGATTAAAAATAATTCTTTTAAGTATAACAATAGGATATACTATTCAAAAATGGTATTTACTAAATAAAAATAGATAGATGCCTAAAAAGAAATTTTCTGAAACTAGAGTTGGTAAATTCTTAAAAAGCATTGCACCTAAGATACTTGGAATAATTGGTGATGTAGTGCCTAGTGTTGGTATTTTAGATAAGGCTAAAGGATTAATACAAAAAGATAGTAATATATCAAAGGCTGACAAAGATATAGCCTTAGAACTGCTTAAAATAGATACAATAGAAATTCAGGAGATTACTAAACGTTGGGAATCAGATAATCTTTCTGATAGTTGGTTATCTAAAAATACAAGACCATTAACATTAATATTTTTAACTGTATCAATGGTTTTTTTAATATTGTTAGATTCTTTAAATATTGAATTTGGAGTAGATAGTGAATGGATTGATTTACTTAAATCACTTTTGATTACTGTTTATGTAGCTTATTTCGGATCTAGAGGTGTTGAAAAATTTAAATCAATAGATAGGTAATTATTGATTATAATTCCTAAGTCTTTATTTTTATTATATTATTATTATATTTATTTTATATTTAATTTTAATATATTTTTAGATATATTTATTTATATTTGAATATATGTTTAAATAAAAAAATTTAAATTTATTATTTTTATTCTACATAAAAAAATATTTTAATCAAAATTTAAAAATTATGCAATTCAAATTAGATGTAAACCACCTTTACAAAGAAGACAAAAAAGAAGAAAAAGATATGTATTCAATTAAGTTAGAAACATATAATGGAAAGGTAGAGGGTAAATTTGAAAGAAGTGAAATCAGGCATATTATACAAATCTTAGATAATGCCATCGAATAAAAAGGTAAGTAGAAGTAAATTAGTTAAAAAATTAGATACTGTATTTAGTCAATATATTAGACTTAAAAATTCAGTAGATGAAATGGCTACCTGCTTTACTTGTGGCAAAGTAGATCATTGGAAGAAATTACAAAACGGACATTTTCAATCTAGAAAACATTATTCAACTAGATGGAATGAGGTAAATTGCCAAGTACAATGTGCAGGATGTAATGTATTTAAGTATGGAGAACAATACAAGTTTTCTGTAAATCTAGATGCGAAGTATGGTCAAGGTACTGCTGAAAGATTAAGCATTAAAGCACAACAAATAATAAAGCTATCAAACTTTGAGATAGAAGAAATGATTAAAAGATATAAAAACTTTGTAGATTCAATGTAATTGACTACATTTGAGTATTCTTTGTTCTGTTATACTTTGATATTAAAAGGGGTAAAATTAATTTTTTACCCTTTTTTTTTGTTTTAAATCTTAGTTATTAAATTTTTTGTTTATATTTGTTCAACAGAATTATTAATTAATATTAAAAAGTATGGTAACACAAAGAACAACTTTAAGTAAGGAAATTAAAACCTTAGAAGAACAATTACATCACGCAGTATTAAATGGTGATGCATTTACTCAAATGGCTATTTACAAAAGATTAGAGATAGCAAAATCAACTTTATTAAATTTGGACTAATGGGAATAAATTATTCAACAGAAACGTCTAAATCAATCATAGAGGAATATGAGTTTAGAATAAAAGCATTACTAAAAAAGATAGAATTTTTAGAAGCACAATTAGAAGTATCAAATCAATTTAAATAAGATGAACAGAGAAAAACTATTAGAACTTTACAAAAAGTACGACTTACAAAAGGATGATGTTTATAAGCATCAGCATTATGTAATTATCACAAGACAGGGTATTGAAAAAATACAGGCAAAAGAAAACATTACTATAACCTATGAGGTTGTAAAGTGTGAAACTAACTTCGCAGTATTTAAAGCAAATGCATATCTTTCAGCCAAACCAAATACAATACTAGAAACTTTTGGTAGTGCATTAAAAGGTGCTAACTACAAAGATGGAAACTGCAATAGTTGGTATGTTGCTGAAATGGCAGAGAAACGTGCATTAAGTAGGGCAGTATTAAAACTGACAGGCTTCTATGAATTAGGAGTATTTGGAGAAGATGAATCAGATGACTTTAAAAAGAAATAATATGGAATCAGATTGTTGTGGAGCAAGTCCACTATGGGAATCAGATATTTGTTCTGATTGTGGAGAACACGCAGAATTTAATAATACAGATAAAGACTTAGTATGAACAAAATTATAACTATTAGAGTAACCCAAGAAGATTTTGAGTATATTACAAAAGAATGTAAAAAAGAAAGATTACCTAAATCGGCTTGGATTAGAAGAAAATTATTATTCAAAGAAATTAATAACTAAATAAATAAATTATGAGTACACTTATTACAGGATCTATTAGAGTAGATAAATTACCAAAGGAAAAATTCATCAAAGGAAAAGATGGAGCAGTTTATTATAACTTTACGATATCAGTTCAGGATGAAACTAGATATGGAAACAATGTTGCTTTTTTAGATAGTCAAACCAAAGAAGAAAGGGATGCTAAAGTTCAAAAGAATTACTTAGGTAATGGAAAAGTAGTTTGGACTGATGGTAATATAACTCTAGCAGAAAAAGAAGATGCAAAAGTTGAAGCAACTGCAGATGCAGACTTACCATTTTAAGACTAACCATTTTTAATAAAAAGGTGTAGGTTTTATAATCTATACCTTTTTTTTTATATATTTATCAAATGACAGAAAAACAGAATGAACACAGAATGTTAATGCAATTTATTGAAGAAGATTGTTTTATAAATTCTAAAGAAAAAGTAGATTATCCACCAGTAGCATTATCTTATGGTGAGAAAGTAGTAAAATCAAATAAAATAGATGGTGATTTAATTGTACCGATAGCTTTAGGTACATACGGAAATCTATCAGTAGTAACTGCACCACCTAAAACAAAGAAAACATTTTTTATATCACTATTAGCATCTTGTTATTTAAGTGATCAAAATCAATTTGGAGGAAATATAAAAGGTCATAAAGGAAACGATGGACAATTAATTCATATAGATACAGAACAAGGTGCTTGGCATTGCCAAAAAGTGTTTGAAAGGGTACATAAAATGGACTCAAATATTAATTCAGAAATTTATCATACCTTTGGATTAAGGTCAATAGACTATAAAATGAGAATTGAATTTATAGATTACTATTTAAAAGAAAGAATTAAATCACCATCTTTATTAATTATTGATGGAATTGCAGACTTATGTTCTGATGCCAATAATATTTCAGAAAGTAATCATTTAGTTCAAAAATTAATGGAATGGTCATCAATTTACAAATGCCACATAATAAACGTTATACATCAAAACTTTGGTAGTTCAAAACTAGGTACAGGTCATCTAGGTAGTTTCTTAGAAAAGAAAGCAGAAACTGTTATACAATTAGAAGCCAATACGGTAAACAAAGACTGGGTAACTGTAAAGTGTGGAAGATCTAGAGGTTATTCTTTTGATACATTTAGTTTTGAAGTTAATGATTTTGGATTACCACAAATAGTAGAAAATTTATATGACCCATTGAAATAATGTCTGAAAAAGAAGTTATATTATTACTAGCTAAAAAGCATAAGACTTGGATTAATGTTGTTAATTCATTTGGCTGTAATAAAACAATAGCTGAAGACATTGTACAGGAAATGTATATAAAGATAATACCGAAGATAGAAGCAGGCTTAGATATTATTTATTACGATAATGATATAAACTATTATTACATTTATAAAGTTCTAAAAACATTATACATAGATTTAAAACGTAAGGGTAAAAATATTACAATGCTTAATATAGAAGATACCAATTATACTAAATTAGATTGTGATGTAGATTATGATGAAGCCTATGATAAAATCAAAGCAGAATTAAATAAAATGTTTTGGTATGATAGGAAAGTGTTTGAAATAATAAACGAGGGTGAAAGCATAGCAGATTTTTCTAGAAATTCATATATTGAATATTATACCCTTTACAATACATACAGAAAAGTAAAAGACAAATTGAAGAAATTAATATGATAATTAAATTAACAGATAAAGAATTAGATTGGTGCAAAGATTTAGCAATGAAGCGTTCAGGATCTATGAATCACGCAGATACAAAAAATAGTTCTAATTTCTTTAAAAGCAAGCCTGCTTGGTGGAGACATTACATTGGAGTTATTGGAGAATTTGCTTATTCTAAACATACTGGGGAAAAGGTAGATATTTTAACTATTGGTAAAGGTGATTCAGGAAGTGATTTTAAATATGGTGTAGATGTTAAATCTTCTAATTCTAAGAATAGACCACCTTTATTATTATTTGCAAATCAATTTAAAAGAAAGGTAGCAAAGCATTATGTACTTGCTTGGGTAAAAGAAAACTCTGTTGAATTGATAGGTCATATAAAAAGAAAAAAAGTAATAGAATTAAAAGAAATAAAAGATTTTGGCTTCGGAGAAACATACGTAATTGATAATAAACATTTAACAAAATTCAAATGAAACTAGGAGATCTAATTTATTACATAACTAAATATACAGGTATAAAATACCTAGTAGAAAAATATCATACTTATAAAGGAACAAAATGTAATTGTGATAAAAGACGTGAAAGTCTAAATAATATAAAGATTAAAAGATGGTAAAATTTGAAAAAGAAGATAGAGTTGATTGGAGAAAATTCAGAATGGGAAAAAAGCAGCACTTATCCACTAAAGAATTTGAATTGGTTTGCCAGCTACACGCAAAATACCACAACCACAAATACCATAAACCCTGTACTTGTAACCCAAAAAAAATAGTTCAATGGATAAAAGACTTGAATATCATTTGGAACAATGGGATTAAAAAAGATTAATAAGTGGGAAAAGGCAGTTGTGTTCCTGCTTAACCTAGATGGATGGGATTTAAAATGGTGTGGTGATGGTTTTACTAGATACGATGCAATAGGTAAAACCCCAAAGGGAAAAGACTGCGTTATTGAAATGAAATTTCGTAATAAGTATTACGAACAGAAAATGCTTGAAAAAGACAAGTATGATGCTTTAATGTCATTGGATAAAGATTTAATTAAATTATATTTTGTTAATGATCCTAAAGGCAACTTTTTATATTGGCTCAATAATCTACAGATGCCAATACCTGTAAAAAAATATTGCCCTGATACTACAATGTGGACAAAGAAAAGATTGCTTAAAGATGTTTATTTGCTAGAAGAAAACGATGCTAGTATAATAAATATCAATATTTCTGAAAAATAAGTTATTAAATTTTCTGTTTATAAGTATATTTATATTATATTTATACTTTATTAATTCTAAAAACAGAACAAATGGCAACAGAAACAAAACAATCAAATTTAGCAAAAGCATTTGCAAGAAAAAATTCATTGAATTTAAACTTAACAACAGATGAGTTTATAGCATTAAATGATATTTTGTGTGATCTAGCAAATCAAGAATTTGAAAAGGGTTTAAATAAGGGCTTAGAAATAGGTAATATGTTTAACAAATAAAAACAGAACAGATGTATAAATTAGCAAAGTATAAACAAAATTTAAGTATTCAAGGAAATAACGTTTGGAGTTATTCAACAATAGTAGCAAGAATTGACGGAAGTAAATTACACCAATTAGGTTACTGGTCGCAAACTACACAGAAGCATATCAACTATGTGGCTAAAGAATTAGATTTAACTTTAATAAAATGAAAGTAAATCAGGCATTATGGGATGAGGTTAGAAAAAAAATCGAATACCGAACGGAACAAGACCAAGCTATAACTGATATAACTATTAAGTTTAGAATAAAAGAAAACTCAGATTTAAGAAATTATTTACAAATAAATTTATCACAATATGACAAAGAATAAAACCACATATATACACGAAACAAATACATTGCATTGTCACGACGGAGAATTACATATACAATATGGAAAAGATAACTGGGTTGTTTTTAATGTAGAGCATTTATTTAAAGACTTAGGTTTTATAGTAGATCAAGTTGTAAAGGAAAATAAAAAGATGCAGGATATGCATTTAAGTTCAATTAAAGATTCATTAAAAGAATTATGAAGCAGAAAAAAACAACTATAAACATTGGTGATTTAGCAAGGTTTTGTATGAAGTCAATAGCAGAATTTCCTATGTTAGAAAGACAAATAAGGTATATTTACATAAATGCTTTAGAAGATATTGAAAATGGAGAAACAGAAGATAACACTTGTCAAAATGCAATAATGTATATTGAGGGAGCAATACAGGATATATTATGAAAACAGTAAACAGTTTGAGTGGTGGTAAAACATCGAGTTATATCGCTGCAAATTATCCTGCTGATTATAATGTATTTTCTTTAGTTAGAACAGATGACAAGAATTGTATGTTTCCTGATACTAAAATAAGGCAAGAAGTTTCAGATAGGTTAGGCACAGAATTTATTGGTACTTTGGAAGAAGATATGATTATTTATACAATGTTAGATTTAGAACAGTTTATAGGATCAAAGATTGATTGGGTGACTGGAAAGACTTTTGATGAAATTACAGTAAGAAATGGTAAAAGGTATTTACCAAATGTTACTCAAAGGTTTTGTACTACTGAAATGAAGTTGCAACCTATTTTTGATTGGTGGAGAAAAGAAATAAATCAAGTTGTTGAAATGAGGATAGGGTTTAGAGCTAATGAACAAAGGAGAGCCAAAACAATGTTAGAAAAAACAAATAAAAATGGTAATTTAGAATTTAAAGCAATAGTAGGAAAACGTAAAACCCAAAACAAATGGGCAGATATTGAATGGCAAAAACCTAAATTTCCTTTAATAGAAAATCCAACTTTTAAAGATTCTATTGAGAATTATTGGCAAGATAAAAATGTAAGATTTGCTTACTTAAATAATTGTGTTGGTTGTTTTCATAGGTCGCCAGTATTATTAAAACATATGAGTGATAAGCATCCGAATAAATTTCAATGGTTTGTAGATTCAGAGGAAAACGGATATGGTAAGCGAACTTTTAAAAATGGTATGAAATACAAAGACATAAGAAAAAGTCTAAAACAAACAGAACTATTTGATGATGATTTTAATGAATGTGATAGTGGTTATTGTGGATTATAAAAAAACAGAATTATGATATTATTAGTAGATGCAGACAGTTTAGTGTTTGCAAGTTGTTACAGGAAGCGAGAACATCCTGAGGATGAAAAGTATTATACAGACATAGCTGATGCTAGAAATAAGTTTGATGAGCAGTATATGGCTATTGTAAACCACTTAGAAGAACTTTATAACATTGATAAGGTAATTACATTTAGTGGGTCTAGAGGTAACTTTAGAAAGCTAATAACTAAGAAATACAAAGCCAATAGAAAGAAGCAAGAATTACCACCTTTGCTTGGAGATATGCACGATTTTGTAAAACAACATTACGATAGTGTTGTAGGTTATGGAGTAGAAACTGATGATATGGTTGCAAGGTATTGGAAAAAGTTATCAGAAGAACTAGGAAGAAATGAAGTTATGATTGTATCAATAGATAAAGACTACAAGCAGTTTCCTTGTCTGATGTACAACTACCATTACAAACATCAAGAAATACTAGATATATCAGAAGATGAAGCTATGTATAATTTTTATGAGCAGATGATTGCAGGAGATACTGCAGACAATGTAAATTACTTTAAGGGAAAAGGTAAAAGGTTTGCAGAAAAGTATTATGCAGATTGTCAAACTAAATACCAATACACTAGAAAACTATACGAATTATTTAAACAAGAATACAAAGGTAAAGCAAGACAGAAATATACTGAATGCTATAACCTTTTAAAACTATTAACTGAATGAAAGCAACACAGGTACATTACGATAACGGAAAAGACTATGACATTATAGATGTATGTAACGATTACTCACTTAATTTCAACAGGGGTAATATTTTAAAGTATATTGTCAGAGCAGGAAAGAAAAAAGATGAATTAGGTGATCTATTAAAAGCAAAAGATTATTTAGAACGAGAAATAAAAATTTTAAGAAATGAATAAAGACTATTTAAAAATATCAGAACGTATTATTGAAATGACAGGAGTAGATATATTTCAAAATACTAGAAAACGAGAATATGTAGAACTAAGGGCATTGGCTTGTTATATCTTTAGAAAGAAAATGAATATGAGGTGGACAAGTATTGCTAACTTTTTTACTTCAATGGGAAAGAAAACAGACCACGCATCAGTTATACATTTAGTTAAGATGTACCCAATCTACAAGAAAAGCAATGAAGAACTTTCTGAATTAGAATCTTGTTTTCAATTTAAAAGTAAATTAAACTATGATGAAATAGACCAAGTTCATTTTTTACAGAATCAATACAGGAAAATAAAAAAAGAAAATCTTCAGCTTGAAGAAGAAATTAAAGAAATAAAATTAAATTCTAAAAATTATAGTGATGAACAACATAATCTATTAATGTTGTTTGATGGTTTATCTAAAGATAGAATAGATGAAATTATAGAAAGAATTAGTTTATTGAAAAAATCTTGGTCTTGGAAAAGTGAAGACAAATGTCAGGTAATAGAAAGCAGTACATCAATGGAGGGTATGCATTGGTAATACAACTTAAACAGATAAAACAAGTAACGATATGAAAGATAAAATTAGAGAAATATGCTATGACCTTGAAATAGGTTGTATAGATTGGACAGAAGCAAGTGAGCAGTTATTTGCTTTATGTGATGTTAGCCAACAACGTGAACTGTTAAAGACTTATACTAAATGGCTAAATGATAAAATTAGAGATGAAGATGATTTAAACGAGTTGATAGACGACTACTTTGATAGCCTTTAATTGTTGCTAACAGTTGTACAAGGCACGTTTTAATGTGTTTTGTGCTTAGTTGTAAAAAGTAATTTTAAAAACGTTATACTACAAATTATATATTATGGAGTTATTACGTTATGAAATTAAAGCAGGAGTTTTTAAAGGAGTTTTGTTTGGTGTAAGACATTACCCTTTTGAAGATGAAAAAATATACGAAGAAGACATTGTTGTTTACTTTGGAATATTTCAATTAGTAATTACTAGAATATACAGAAAATAAATTTTTTGTACCTTAGAGAAAATTTAATACAATGATTAAAGCTAAAATACAAAAGGTAAGCATATCATCAATAAAAGAAAATGATGCAAATCCTAGATTTATAAACAAGCATAAGTTTCAAAAACTTGTTAATAGTGTAAAAGAATTTCCTGAAATGTTATCACTTAGACCAATAGTGGTTGATAAGGATAATATTATACTAGGTGGTAATATGCGATACAAGGCTTGTAAGGAAATAGGATTAAAAGAAGTCTATATTATACAAGCAGATGATTTGGATGAAAAAAAAGCACAGGAATTTATTATTAAAGACAATGTGGGATTTGGTGAATGGGATTGGGATATTTTAGCTAATGATTGGGATACTGATTTATTAGAAGATTGGGGTTTAGATTTAAATATTGATAATGCTATTGATGATCTAGAAGAAGATGATGATATTGAATTACCACAATCTGTTCAATTAGAGCCACCAAAAGAATACATACTTATAATGGCAGAGCCAAATTCTGTTGATTGGGAAGAATTAAAGGAAACTTTAAAGCTAAAAATGGTGCGTAGAGGTGGATATAAAAAAGGAAGTGGTTTTGATGCAGTTAGTTTAGAGCGAGTATTATATTGGGATGAATTTAAAAAAAGAATAAAAGATGCTG